GGCAGTAACACCACAGTGCACTAAACTCGCCACCGACAACGCACCAAGTGCAACATCATCGAGCTGCAACGTTGTGTTGTTGGCGTTGAGCAGCGTAAAACCCGGTCCACCATAGCCACAAGACTGGATGACAGCAACCATCGCGATCACATCGCCATCCGCTTGGGGCCAAACTTGAGCGGTTTGCAGAGGTGCTGCCGTGGAAAACCCATGTGCTAGTGCCTGAGATAGGCAGAGCAAACGGTAGTATAGGCCTGTGTATCGGGTGTCACTAGCATCAGATAGGCAAGCAATGGCATTAGACAGATTGTTGGCCGTATTTACGGATGCTTGAGCCCACACCGTTCGCACTTGCTTAGCAGCATGTGATGCGTCAAGACCTGCCCCACTCCCGACCGACACACCGGGGTGGGTGCCCACGCGAACACCGGCGTTGTGCCGGTGGTCGACGTACACCGAGCACTTATCCATACCACCACCAGAACTGTGTCGGGTGGAAATCGCTATCTGGAGTTGGCCAACAGCTGATTCATCAGCTTGGCTCACGTACACAAGACCACGGTCCACTAGTGGATTGGGGGCAAGCAGTGACACAGCGCTGCGTTTATTAGAAGGCGCGGGCGTCGTGTCCGCATCAAAGCCGTTAGTTGGCATTGAGCGTATGAGTGTTTTGGTTGGGTTGTAATAAAATTTTTCTGAAGTAAAAGATGACATGATTTAAAAATTGTTGACGTACAACAACAGTTCGTACTGGCTCTCGCCGGTTGGTGGTCGCCACACCAACATCGCACTTACATCATGTGCTCCACTGCGCTATCAGAGCTCTTCGGGTTCCGGTACTACCTTACGCCTTACTCAGTGGTCTACACATGCACACAGCGATGTCTGTTGTACCAACACAACCTTAATTGACCGGAGTTGTGTGAAGACAAACAGCTCATACCCTTGTTCGTTAGGGACTCTGAGTTCTCTGTTTGGCACACCCACGCTCGGGGATCTCAAGTTGTGTTTGTACAACAAACTCTATCTGCTCGGCACTCAAACTGAAGTCCATTGTTTACCCACAATGGGAGGGAGACATATTATGCGGTGGCATCTGAGACCAAGGACGATATGGCCACAATTTATCCAGGTGTCCAAACCTGCAGTCATAATCATGACATAATCGGTGTTGACTAGTCACCGATATGCTCCCGCTAAACTGGTGTGAATAGCGGGAAGTGTGAGAGCGATGGTGCTGGCTGCACAACCACCCTACGCCGCGAACGGCGTCATTCTAAGAACC